TTTTCCGAGCTGTACGTTCTCCAATCCTTCGATATCAATAATCAACCCGTCAGGTTTAGCCTTGGCTATAGCTTGCTGAATTTTCAGGTGGGTTAACTGCAACATATCGGCAAATCCAGTGCAACTATCTACCATAGACTTAGGCATCATGTTGCGAATATTCGTAGCTACAGCAGAGTAAGAAAGCCGAGCCTTAGAAATATCATGGATATTTTTAGGGATGTTTCTAGCCATACCGTAATTAAACACGATATCGCAACCGTCCATGATATAGCTTCCACCGTAAACTGTGGTAACCTCCATTTTGTGAGGCTTTCTATCAAATACGCTTCCTTGCTTCTCTTCGTACTCAAACCCCTTCATGAAGAAATTAACGTTGCCAAAACGATTTTCTTTTTCTTCGAAATATATACAGTCAACAGAAAGAAATTCAAAATCAAGAACGTCTACCATGTACTCATCATACCCGTACTCCTGACGCATAAGTCGATTGTTGTACGAATGCTGATTGAAAGAGTTTGGGTCATTTCCGTCTTTGTTTTTTACAGCCTGCGCTATTTTCTCAAAGTCTTCTTCATTAAGTTCGTGTCCAGCGATGCGCTTTAACTCTTGTATAGAAATAGTCTTCACATGACCAGCATAAATCATGTCATTGAATCCAGGGTCTTCTGTGTAGCTGTGGATAAACCTAGCTGGATCAATGTATTCTGTTTTAATGCCTTCGTTCGGATCATTGGTTCGTTTTACAACAGACATGCCTAACGAAACCAAGTCGTTTACGCAGCGGCGAAAGATATTATCGTTAAACCCGTTCCAAGAAAGCGTCATGCTGGTGCCAATCTGAGCCGCAATCTCTGCGTCTGTCTTGACGTTGGTGCCCAATAGGATTTCCGCTTCTTCAAGTGAATCTGGAAGGTTGTCAGGATCGTCCCCGATAACCATGCCTGTGTTCTGCTTTAACTGCTGAAGTTGCTTCTTTGCCTCTACCTGAATCTCTACCTTTCGCTTTTTGTTATTCTTCTCTGAAGAAGATATAGGATCAATAGCTTCAAGGTTGGGATATGGATTTCTAGATAGAATCTTGTTTACGACAACCCTAACAAACTTAGGCAAGACAGGAACTGGAGTGTAGTCCAGGTTCATTAAGCTTCCGTCGCCATCATTAGGATTGAGCGATCTAAGAAGCTTTTTGTAAAGGTTTGTGTCTTGTGTGCCGTTAGCGTAATCTCGACTTCTTTCAAAAACTACGTTACGCTTACCATACAAAGAGGTAGCGCTGGTAATCTTACCCCACTGAGACTCTATAGCTTTGGCGTACTGAATCCCATAATCCTTGCTTTTCTTGATTTCTGAATTTGCTAACGGGTCAGGAAAAGAGCCTTTACGCTTGTTGTTATTATAATTCATGTTTTTCAGGGCACTCTACGCATATTCTGCAAATATAGCAAATCCGCGTTAGACCTTGTATTTCCTAAAAAACACCTTTTCTTCGAAGTTAGCCGCTGGCTTTTGCTTCTCTTTTTGAGCTGCTAATAAAGCCAATCCAGAACTAATAGTAAGGTCAAACTTAGTCCTCTTGTCTATCTTAAATCCAATCCAGTCTTCTAGTGTCCTGTTAAAGTACATAGCCCCCATCTCTCCCGTTTCATAGTTAATTCCCACATAATCATGTATGTAAGCTTCAATTGCCTGAGCGTGAGATTGAATAACGTCCTGGGAGTTAGATGGGATTCCTTTTGTTTTTACATTAACGGTAGACGTGCTACCCTTCAAGTGTTTTGGGCGATCCATCAAATAACCATCGTAACCTCTTGATTCAAAGTATCTTGCAATCCCGTATTTATTGTTTTCTATAAGCAGCGGGTAACCATAAAAAAAAGCACACATGAGAACGTCTTCGTAGAAGATGCTAGCCAGGTCTGGCCTAGAAGCGTACTCTACTACAAACATATTTGAAGGACGGTTTAAGCTAAACTTATTGTACATATGTAAAGCCCCTTTAGAGCCTCTACCATCCACTGTAGCATCTAAATCATATGAGTCAACCCCACCGCAGCCGTAATTAGAAAACGGAGGCACCTTTTTTCCGCGTTCTTCCCTCATTACGTTTCTGTCTTCTGGGTCTGGCATCCATGCTACACGAAACCTACCATTTGGGGTGGGGGAGAAAACAACCTCTTTGTCTTTCTCCTTCCATGTAAAGTTTCCTATGACGACTGGATTAGGATACAGCTCATCGTTGTGCTCGATCTGTTGATAGATTTTGCCGATGTTAAACAGACTACCCTCAATGCTATCTCTAAAGGCTTCGTCTTCAGTGAACGGAAACTGTCGGGTCACCTCGTTAAGCTCGGAGGGATTGTCTTTAAATGACTTGCGTTCATTTTTTAAGTACGTCTTGCTTCCAATATCGATGATTTCACCGTCGATACCTATTACGTCACCATGTATGTGTACGCTTTCGGATTCAGGGTCCTCAACCACTGCGTTCCCATATTTATCAAAAAACCCTTCCAGAGCATCATACGCAGGAATAAAAATGCGATAAAGTCCAGATCGTGTACGTCCGTTGTTGTTGCGTTCGTTTGGATCGGAGTCGTACCACAAACCTTTATATTCTTCCCCGCCTTTATCCATAGGATTTACTGTGCTGCCTACCAGGGCTTTGCCTACAATTTTCTTACCTACGATCAAACAGGTGCGCTCGATGCGCCATGCCTCGCGTATATCGGTAGGTTTCTCCCACTTTCCTGCCTCATCGAGGTACAGCATATGCAGTTTCTCCCCGTCATAGGCATTGTTTGTAGTGTTCTTCCAGTTAATTACCGTATTTAGGGCGTCCCCACGCTGCGATGTTTTGTTGTTTTTTGTGATACGCTTCGATGGTTCACGGAAGGCCAGCTCCATACGAGGGTTCGTGGTACCGTCCTGGATGGGTTTAAAAAAGAATGGGTAGCCTCTAAATATAGAGACCACTTTTTTCATGAAAATATTCTCCTGCGCGTCTTTACCAGTCTTTGACTGAATGCCGAGAAGCTTCTCTTTAACTTGACTAGCTTCGTCAACAAGGACAGCAGAGCATACATTAGTGTAGCCAGAACGACGACACTTAGTATAAAGCTGACCGAAACAACGAGGATCAGCTTCGCACGCAGCCATGTGGAGAAAGATTTCTCTCTGGAAAGCAAGGTATGATGGGTATCCGATATCAATTTTAGACCATTGAAGAAACATATAGTGTCGCCCTGTAATATACGTAGGGACCCCATTATTGTAAAACCATACACCGTCGCGCCTACGCTGAAACTCTTGTTCGATGTAAGAATGAAATTTCTTCCGAAACTCGGCAGGTTTTTCGAGCCACTCATCCATACTCCGTATCCTACGCAATTCCTCTGGCATAGGTATCCTCTTCCACAGCTGCATTGCCTTTGGTAGGTCATGGAAGAGAATCTGCGATCGGGGTGGTTTTTTTGGAAGTACCACGAGTAACCCGTGGAGCTCGATAACGTCTCCCTCTGTACCGTTAGGGTCGATTTTAATCCCCTTAGTTTCATATCCTTCTATGTCTATAATCGTGGACATCAGTAACTCTTCCCAAATCTACCCATTTTACCGAATCCTGGAGCTCCCGTCTTTGGATTGGTAAGTTTCATTTGCTCCCCGCATTCACACTGACCCTCTACATAGTAGGTCTCCCCGTCTTTTACTTTCATAGTAAGCGATCGCTCAAAGCGTTCCTTACCGCATTCTGGACAATATAAGTCTGGCATGTTGTTTAAATTTAATTTGTACACCCGACAGGATTCGAACCTGTGACCGTCTGCTTAGAAGGCAGATGCTCTATCCAACTGAGCTACGGGTGCATGTGCTCCCTCTAGGACTTGAACCTAGGACCTACCGATTATGAGTCGGGTGCTCTAACCGACTGAGCTAAGAGAGCAATTCCATATATGAACATTCCAACAATTATTAAAATGTTTGGTTCGATCGGGACTGGTTGCGGGTCGTCACACCACCACGGCGGGTTAGGGTTGTCACATGGGCTAGGCTGTAGGGGGCTAACCACACTGGTATTCCAGTCATGAGTCCAATCATTGCTTGGGTAATCTAAAGGGGTGGTGTATTCAGTCAGTGCTACTTCGTGCTGGCAGGGCATCGTAGATTATGTTAAAGTTATTGTTTAAGTAACCAGCCGTATCTGACTGATTATCAAACACATAGTCCTCCCAATAGATAAGTCCGCTGGCCTCATTTCGAGAAGCGTTCGGCAAACCCTCCTGAGTAGTCTTTTTGTTGTTCGATTTCTCCATTGTCTTTGAGTTCCCTAACCATTTGTTCTAGCCGTTGTCTTTCAACGAGCAGTTCTTTGCAATCGATAGCCGTCTGTTTGATAGACTGTAGCTCAGCTTTTCGGGCAGACCCACCAGCGTCTGGATCGACGGGTTTCTTTACCTCCTCGATCATATTGTTAATAGCCACCTCCATACTCTCCATGAGTCGTGTAGCTGCGGATATCGTAGTGAATTTAGACTTCGACATACATAAGGTCTTCTGCGCGAACGCGGTAATACTCTGTCCCGTCTATATTGATGCGATAGTCCATGTTTTTCTTAAACCCTACCACATCGCCTATGTTGAGTCCTAGTTCATCCACCCAAGGTGCCTGAAATGCGACCATGCCTTTCGTGATAGGCTTATCCTTAAGTTTAACAACATCGATAATATCTGACTCTCGTTCTTCCTCTTCTTCCACTCCTTCGAGAAGAGACCAGCCCGCCAGCGGATGTACCCTGCCAGTCTTCTTAGACTTGTAAGCAATAGCCTGATTATTAACGGTATGGTTAGGATCAAAACGAACAAGGTAGTGATTATCCTCACCAGTAAGAGGCTGACCATCGTTAATAACAACGAGGTGATGGAAATACAGCGTATCCCCCACTTCGACCCCTGTATCGTATTTAAAAGGCGCCGCCACGACGGGACCTTCTGTAATTCTGTTTTGGAATTCATTGAATCTGTTGTCTATGTATAGTTCTAGACCACTATCGGTCGTGATCGTGTCATTGACAAGCTTTTCTAGCTTGACAACAAACAAATCGAATGTTTTCATTTAATTAAAAGTTTAGGTCGTACTCAAGCATGCACGGCATCTCGTCTATACATTTCCAGAGGAGCGTCCCCTCTTCGTTTTCGATATAGATCAGATACCGCTTTTTTGCAAATTTATGAAGATGATGGTCATCTTCCAAGATAGCCGATACTTCTCCTTTGCCTGCACGCATACCGATATAGTACGCCATACCGTCTTTCGGCTCCTTGCCGACAATAATTTTCCTGATAAGTCCTTGCATTAGTTTAGGGATATGCCCAGATCACCAAGGAGACCATCTAGATCTATGTCGTCGTCGTCCTTGTAGGCACCATCCATAACCTGCTTCAACGCTTCGAGCTCTTCACGGCTTTCTAG